CTGCGTGTTCGTAATCCATGTGCACGTCTGCGTCCATGTCAAAGTACCTGTAGGTACCGCAGTAGACCACTCTAAGTCGTCTCCCTGATCGTAGAAAAGAATCTGGTTAGCGCGTTGCTCGGTGGGGTTATATAACCATTCGCCAGTAGAAGCGTCGGTACCGATGTAGGCGTTCTGTGGGCAGAATAAAACAGTGTGTGCACCGTTGAGTCCATGTCCGAGCCCAGCCAGCGTGACTGACTGGCCGGGCTCGATGGGGGTGTCTGTGAGTGTTTGTACGACTGCGTAATCGTCTAAACGCTGATGCGCAATAACGGTATAAACCGCCATGGCGGCACCTGCCTTTCGGGATTAAGCGACAGTAATCTTTTGTGCCATGGTTGCGTCTGCGATAAATGTCGAGACGTAACCGTAGTAGGAGAATGTGCGACCCAGTGTGCTTGGGACTTCCACGCTCATAATGCCGCGTACTTGCTCGTAGAACTCGATAGCGGAACCGCGAGCCAACACCATGGTGCCTGATGCGAAGTTTGCATCTACCACAAGGTTAAGACCCAATGGGTTGAGGGTGTTTGTGGTGGTGATGTTCTGTGTGCCCATGCCGTTCACGCCCATGAGACCTGCAACTGCAGCGTATGGGAATACAGGTCGCTTGTCTGCGTCCAACTGGCTTGAGAGTTTTTTCCATACGTCGGGGCTGACAAACAAGTGGTCAGGCAGGAAGCGTGTGGTGGTGAGGATGCTTTCGGCAACATCGTAAAGCGAGTTAATGAGGTCGCTTGGGTCTGTTGCGTTTACTGTCCATGTCACGCCCGAGGCTGCGCCTTGTGCCACGATCTGGTCGGCGCAGTAGTTGTCCGATGCGATGAGGTACTGGCCAGCGAGGTCGCGCAGGATGATTTCCATTGCACCGGGGCTTGTGAAGTCCATGTCTTGTGCGGAGAGCGTTACCTGCCCCGCGAGAGTGACCTTCGCTACCGAGTTAGACGCGATCACTGGGGTTGTTGCGGATACACCGACAAGTTCGGGTGACTGTGCACCGACGCTTGTGTGGGTTGTCCATGTTGGACGGATAAAGGTTTTGGACTGTCCACCGTCTGGGTATGCGCGAGCGCCAACGGCGGCGACTACTGGACGGTTGTAGTTCAGATCGTCAAACACTGGCCCAAGTACTGGTACTGGCAAAAGACCGGGTGTGTCGGTGGTGAGTACGTCACCAGCAGCGGCTTGCAATGCGGTCTGCTTTGACTTTGCAGCCTCAACAAATGCTTGGTTTACTTTGCGGAATGTGTCGCCACCGATGTGCATAGCAGCCATGTATTCTGCGGCGCTTGGCATAGCAAACTGGCGCTTCGGCTGTGCAGGAATTGGTGCGGTTGGTGTTGCAGCTTCTACGACTGCTTCGGGCTGTACTGCGTCCACGGTTTCTGTCTCCTCGACTTCGGTAGGTGTGGGTTCTGTGTCGGGTTCTTCTTGTGATGCTAACACAGTATTTTCTGCGCTTGCATAAACTTTCTCAATTTCTGCCCCCGCAAACGCAGGGATAGGTACTAGAGAAAGTTCTAGCCATTCGGCCTCGGTCACGATCATGGTGCCCTCATCGTCATACGAAAAGCGTGTCGGGTTTACTCCAACACTGACGGAATCCAAAACACCGTCAAGCGCAAGGGTTAGTGCTTCATCTCCTGCGGCGGTTGCCGAGATACGGGCGGCAAACATCATGCCTTCTTCGGTGTCTACACGCTCGGTCACAAGGCCGACAGGCTGTGACGAGTCGTGATACATAAACAACTTAGGTGCCTTGCCCTCAACGGGTAGCGCGCCTTTCTCAAAACGTACTGCGGTACCGTCCGAGACGATAGCGGTTTCGCCATATGGCACCGCCACGCCAGTGATTGTGCGGGTGGGGTTGTCTCCTGCTGCGGCGTCAATCGTGACCGCTTGGGCGTTTAACTTGATCATGCTCGTGATTCTCCTGTTTCGGGTTCGTCTACTTCGACCATTTCGCGGCTCATGTTGGCGTCGTCAATCTCGCCGAGGTACTCATCTGTGTCGAACTCTACATAAGTACCCACGGGAAGTACAGAATTGCTACTTAACGTGGACGTAATGCACTCCGCGTAGGTTTTGGTGCCATAAAGCCACAGATCCCAACGGGATTCACGGCTATTGGTGTATGCGTAAGACCCGGTAGGCACGCCAAGTAGGTACGGCGGGATGTTGCAAATCTGTGCCATTTGCAATGCGCTGAACTGTGCCGACTCGATTAAAAGCATCTTGTCTGGGGTAGCAGTTGTGGCCTCATACGTTAGGAACTCGTTTAGCGCGGCGGTTTGGTTAGTTTGACGGGCAGCATTAAACGCAGCTGCAAGGTCGGCTAACTCCTGACCGCTGAGAGGCTCGCCACCTGTTTGCTTTAGAATGCCTGACGGGATAGCGGTGTTTGCGTTGCGGTAGCGGGCGTCCTCAATTTTTAGCGCGGTGGCTATGGCCTGCTCAGATGAGTAGATAGCGCCCTGAATAGGGCTGATGAACTGCACAAGGTTGGCGGGGTCTAACTGACCGCCTTGAAAATAAACTTCTTTAGATGGGGCGTACCACACTGGCCCTTCTTGATCGGGTGTGGTAATTGACCCGGCAGGCAAGCGGGTGAACGATGCGGGAAAGCCGTCTGCGGTGCGGGATAGCACATACCAAAATGCACGACCAAAGAAGAACAAATCATCGAATGTCCACGCCATAAGAGTTTCGTAGGGAATCTGTGGGTCGGGTCTGCGAAGCCATGAGCGAGGCGCAATGTCGGTGTACTCCATTTCGGCCTCGGTCTCGTTCCACGCTTCGCGGTACATCTTTAACGGCATTGCCGAGATAACACTGGCGTGCAAATCACGAGCACGAGAAATGGCGGGTACTTGCATGGCGCGGTTACGAGCCTCACCCTCAACATAAGAGTAATACTGGCCGATCATGTTGGGCCCTGCGTGGTTGCGGGAGTATCCAGTGCCCGCCGCAGCTGCTTTGGTTACCTGTGCGGGTACCACGCTAATTTGTGCTTTAGTTTCCTTACGGCTGAAAAGTGGCATTGTGGATTCCTCGAATAGTGGCCTGCCGTCAATCCCGACAACTGACGACAAGCCTGCCTAAATAGTAACCGTACTACATCACAACGAGCATAGGTTTCTGACGGTTTTGTGGTCGGCTCACTGCGGACACTGCCCACACCATGCAACGCGCCGCCTCTATCGGCCCGGGCGACTTCTGCGAGGAAAGCACATAACCCTGTGCGGTGCGCACACCAGTGGCTCGGTTTACATGCTCGGCGAGGGTTTGGTTCCCGTCGTGCAATACCTTGCCTTCCAAGATCATGTTGCGCACGAGTGACGTGTAGCGGATTAACTCGGCGTAGCCCGTCAACTGGTAACGGCGCTTTAACGCTGTCGGCACATGAATCTCTAGCGTGGGAGTGACTAGCAGTAGAACGGAGGGGTGCGTCATGACGCGCTCGACATGTGTCCACATCTCCTGCTCGGTGTCCACCACAAACTCAATCTTTGTAAATACCTGTTGGTTGTGCACCACTGATCTAACGCCGATGTAGCGCGCCTCATCCACAGAAGAATCCACAGCCAAGATGCCCCCGTCGGGGAAGTCCTGGCTTGTTTTGCACTTGTCCCAGACGCCAGCATCAAGCCACGCCCCACGGGATGCCGACCACTGGTTGCCATGAGAACGCGGAAAACTGTCAGACTTCACGGCCGCCTGCAACGCCTTAACCGTGATCGTGCGCCCCAACGCGGGGTTACTGAGTCCCCAATATCGGGAATCCCGACTATCACAGCCTGCGGGGATGCTCCATTCTGCGAAGAAACGCTCAGACGTTACGCCCTCGTCAATCTCCTGCAACGCGATAGATCGATAGTTAATCATCGCCGTACTCGACTCGTCTCCAGCCGTAGACCACATCGAAAGCAACGGATTAGCCCTAGCAATCTGTGACGGCTTAAGAGCATCGTCCAAAATCTCGGGTGCGATGTTCCACAACTCGTCCACCACGATTAGATCGTAAGACCCGCCGTGCAGTTTGCTAGACGCAGCTCGTACTTCCCAGCGTGACCCGTCTGGCATTTGGACAGACTTACGGCCTAGCGCCTGTAGCAACTTGGCACCAAAAGACTCTTTTAACATAAACGCTAAATCGTTAAATATTGCTTCGGCTCTGTCCAGCATGTTGGCAGTCGAAAGCACAAACTGCGGGGACTTGCGGTGCATTACTGCGTACTCAGTCAGCCACCAGCCGATAAGCGCCCGCAACGCAACCGACTTACCTTGCTGTCGAGCAGTAGACACCAACGACTCACGAAACACCAAATCGCCATTGTCATCATGCACCAACTGCCCAGAAAGTGCAGTGACCTGCCACGGCATTAACTCAATCTGCAAATGACGTTGCGCCCAAGCCGCCACAGACGGCCCATAAGAAACATCCCCAACATGAGCCGTGACCAATCTCGGAGATTCAGACGCCACCGGCATTAGATCGGACTGGTTCTCGCCAGTTCCCGCCAGTTCAGGCTCGTTTCGAAAAGAGTGAGACAAAAG